CAGAAGCAGAAGTAGCAGCAGCAGAAGTAGCAGCAGCAGCAGCAGCAAAAGCAGCAGCAGAAGCAGCATCAGCAGCAGCAGCAGCATTAGCAGCAGCATTAGCAGCAACAAATTCTCAAAATGAAGATGAAGCAAAATCACAATTAGTATTAGCAAAAACAGCAGCAGAAAAAGCATTAAAAGCAGCAAAATCCGGAATATATAATACAATTAAGCGAGTAAACGAAAGCATAAAAAAAAAATTAGAAGAACAAAAAAAATTTTTAGAAGAAGAAGCAACACAAATAAAAGAAGAAGCAATACTAACCCAAAAAAAAATAAAAGAAGAAGCAATACTAACCAAAAAAAAAATAAAAGAAGAAGCAAACACAAAATTAAATGATCACGATTTAAAAGTTAAAACAGAAACATACACAATAAATTTAGAAATTGAAACTTTAGATACTGAAGTTAAAAACGCAGAAATAGAATCAGCCAAAGTATCTTCCGAATTAAAATACTTAAAATTAGAACAAAAACAAGCATCTGATTTAAAAATGGAACTGTATCCTGAAGAAGTAGACTAAGCAGAAGAAGAAGATGCAGATACAATATGAGATTAATAAATTAACATCAGGAAAAACCATCAAAGTTATAAGCAACTAAGCTCCCCATCTTTAACAATTATATTTATTTCATTAGCTCTTATAGTTGAAATATCATCTTTCATTAAGGAGTATACTATTGTTAAGTCGGTAGGGTAATAAGTGTAAAACTTGGCATTTATTATGGAAATCCACATTAATTTACTTAAATTTTTATTATTAAGATTTATACTACAATTATAGAGTATAAATTGATTTAATTTTTCAGTAATATCTATTTCTTTTCTAATACAATTATTTCCATCATATAAATCTACTGTAGCCAATATTATAGAACTATTATAATCTGGTATTGTGTTAAGCAGAGAAAAATCAACTGATGGAGTATAGATGAGTCTTTTAGGTTTATTATTAATACTGAAATTAACTAGAATTATATCATATTTTAAGTATTCTGCATCCAAACTATAATTAAAATCAACAATCTTTGTTTTATTAATACCGGTGCAAGTCATTTTTTTTTGTCTGTATGTCAGCAATGTATCATAAAATAAAATAAAATAATAAATGACTTTGGATTTATAATAATATAATGGAATTAAAGATATAATTCCTAAAATAAAGTAATACATTATTAATATTTAATGAATGAATTTTTAAGTATTTATAAAAAATTGAAATAAATAAAAAATTAACTTAAAAAATATATATATAATATAATAAATGTCTTCTCTTTACAATCAATTGGATTATACTGAAAATATCAAAGAAATAAAAGGTGTTCAGTTTGGGGTTCTTAGTCCGAATGAAATAAAAGACCGTTCTGTTGTGAATGTTACACAAACTGTATTATACGATAGTCATGGGGAACCTGTTATTGGGGGATTATTTGATACACGGATGGGTGTTATAGATCACGGTAAAATTTGTCCAACAGATAATTTGGATAACAGATTTTGTCCAGGATATTTTGGACATATAGAATTGGCAAGACCTGTTTTCCATATTCAGTTTATTCAAATCATTATTAAAATTCTAAAATGTATATGTATTCGATGTTCAAAAATACTTATTGATACGAATGATATAGCTTTAAACATTCAAAATAAAAAAAAAATATTTAATTTAGTTGTGGAAAAATGTTCTAAAGTTAAAATATGTGGTACTAATTGTGAAAATGGATGTGGAGCACTTCAACCAACTAAATATATTAAAGACGGTCTTTCAAAAATATATGCTGAATGGAAAGATAAATCGTTAGATGAAGATATTGAAAATGATAATAAACAATTGCTTACAGCCGAATTTATTCAAAAAATATTTAGGCGTATAAATGATGAAGATTGTGAAGCAATTGGATTATCGTCTAAATGGTGTAGACCAGATTGGTTAATTTGTTCTGTTTTACCTGTTCCACCACCATCTGTTAGACCATCTGTTAGACAAAGTGGAGGATTAAGAAGTGAAGATGATATTACACATAAACTAATTGATATTATTAAAACCAATAATCATCTTAAGCGAAAGATTGAAAATGAAAAGTCACTTGAAAATACAGTAGATGAATGGACACAAGTGTTACAATATCATGTAGCTACTTTAGTTGATAATGATTTACCGGGTATTAGCGCTTCTACTCATAGGTCAGGAAGATCATTGAAAACTTTAAAACAACGATTAAAAGGAAAAGATGGACGTATTAGAGGAAATTTAATGGGAAAGCGTGTAGATTATTCTGCTCGTAGTGTTATTACACCAGATCCAAATATAGAGATTGACCAGCTTGGTGTGCCTAAGAAGATTGCTATGAATTTGACATATCCTGAGGTAGTTACAACATATAATAAAGATAAACTCTATAAATACGTAAGAAATGGACCATTTAAACATCCTGGAGCAAAAAGTATTAAAAAAAAAATAGATGGTAAAACAACATCATTACAATATGTAGATGTTTATAATATTGTGTTAAATGAAGGCGATATTGTTCATCGGCATTTAGACGATAATGATGTTGTATTATTTAATAGACAACCATCACTTCACAAAATGAGTATGATGGGTCATCGTGTTAAAGTGATGGATTATAATACATTTAGATTAAATGTCAGTGTTACTAAACCTTATAATGCTGATTTTGATGGAGATGAGATGAATATGCATGTTCCACAATCAGTACAAACTAAGGCAGAGCTATTACATTTGACATCTGTTCCTCTGCAAATTATTTCACCTCGTGAACATAAACCTGTTATATCGTTAGTACAAGATTCTTTGCTTGGTATAAACAGAATTACAAATGATGATGTCTATTTAAATCGTGAAGAAATGATGAACATATTGATTTATATTCCTTCGTTTGATGGAGTTCTACCGGATTCTGAATTAAAAGAACCTTTTGTAAGGTGGAGCGGTAGACAACTTATTTCTTTAGTTCTACCTAAAACACTTAATATGGAAATGAAAAATAATTCTCACAATGAGTATTTAGAAGATGATAAGTTAAATCATGTGATTATTAAAAATGGAATACTTCTTCAAGGACGTATTGATTCTAAAATTATGAATAGTGGTACTCGTGGTTTAATCCATATTATATTTAATGATTATGGTTATAAAATGTGTAAACAAGTATTAGATGATTTGCAAAATATCATAACCAGATTCCTTCTTTTAACCGGATTCAGCGTTGGAATTGGAGATTTGGTAGCAAATAAAGAAACTGATGACAAAATTAATAAAATTATTGTTAATACTAAAAAGCAAGTATCAAAACTAAACACACATGTTCATAAACAGATTTTTGAAAATACAGTATCAGAAAATAAAGAAGCTGAATTTGAAAAAAAGGTTAATAATTTACTTAATAAAGCTATTTCTGAAGCAGGTAAAGTTGGATTAAAAAGTTTAAGTACTGATAATAGAATGACAAATATGGTTTCAGCAGGTTCTAAAGGTAAAATTATTAATATTGCACAGATGATAGCATGTTTAGGACAACAGAACGTAGATGGTAAACGAATTCCAAGTAGTTATAATGATAGAACATTACCTAATTTTTCAAAATACGATATTAGTCCAGAAAGTAAAGGGTTTGTTGAATCCTCTTTTATTCAAGGATTAAAACCACATGAATTCTTCTTTCATGCTATGGGTGGTAGGGAAGGTTTAATTGATACAGCTGTTAAGACAAGTGAAACCGGTTATATTCAGCGTAAATTAATTAAAGCTATGGAAGATTTAAAGGTTTATTATGATTTATCCGTTCGTAATGCTTATGGAAATATAATTCAATTCATTTATGGAGAAGATGGTATGGATTATGTTAAAATTATAAATCAAACCACAGATTTATTAAATAATTCATACGAAAAAATGGAAGACATATTTAAATTTAGTGTCAAGGAAAAATACGATAACTATTTAATTAAATCAGTTGTTAAAGAAATTAAGGCTGATAAATCATATAATAAAAAAATGAATGAATTCTATGGTAAATTATTTAATAAATATCATTTTTTAAGAAATTATGTCTTTAAAAATAGTTCAAATGGATTAATTAGATTTCCGGTTAACTTATACAGATTAATTAATAGTGTAAAAAATACATTTTCTCTAAATACATTACAATTAAATTTAAATCCAATCTATATTATTGATAAAATTTATGAATTAGAGAGTTATTTACGGAAGGATACAATTAATGGTGTTGATTTATTCATTTGTTTACTATATGATTATTTATCACCTAAGAAAATTTTGAAAAAATTTAAATTAAATAAATTGGCATTTGATTATTTAATTGAAAATATTAAAACAAAATATAATAGTTCTAAGATTGATGTTAGTGATATGGTTGGACCTATTGCAGCACAAAGTATAGGAGAACCCGCTACTCAAATGACTTTAAATACGTTCCATTTTGCGGGTGTATCTAGCAAATCCAACGTTACACGTGGGGTTCCAAGATTAAAAGAATTATTGCATATATCAAAAAATCAAAAATCACCTTCAACAACTATTTATTTAGATAAAAGTTGTAAATATGATAAAGGTATAGCAAATGATATTTTAAATACAATTGAATTAACATCAGCTAAAGATTTAATAAAAACTATTAATATTTATTATGATCCGGATGATACTAATATTGATGAAGACACAGATTTGTTAAGAATTTATGATATTTTTAGCAAACTTGATTCAGAATGTGTTGAAAAATCGACACAATCAAAGATGATTATTAGAATTGAATTTGATAAACAAGAAATGATGAATAAAAATATTATTATGGAAGATATTTATTATAAAATAAATAGTATTTATGGTGATGAAATATCATGTAAATACAATGATGATAATTCCAGCAAACTTATATTTAGAATAAGAATGAATAAGATGAAGAAAAATACAGGCAATGATATTAATGTTCTAAAACAGATGGCTAATGATATTCGCGAAAATGTAGTTATAAAAGGTATTAAAGATATTAGTGGTGTTTCTATGTATAAAAATAAAGATAACTATGAATTAGAGAATAATTCATATGTCCAAAAAGAAGAATGGGTGTTAAATACAAATGGTATTAATTTATTGTCTATATTAAATTCTCCTAATATTGATTTTTCACGCACAATATCGAATGATATATATGAAGTATATGAATTATTAGGTATTGAGGCTGCTAGGAAATTATTATTAAATGAAATAACAGAGGTAATTGAATCGAGTGGTGAATTTGTTAATTATAGACATATATCTTTGCTTGTTGATACTATGACGAATAGAGGTAATTTGATGTCAATTGATAGATTTGGTATTAATCGTGGCAATATTGGACCTTTGGCAAAATGTAGTTTTGAAGAAACAACTGATCAGCTTTTTAAGGCTTCTATATTTGGTGAAGTTGATAATTTAACAGGTGTATCATCTAATATTATGATGGGTCAAATTCCACCTTGTGGAACAGGTGATAGTAATATATTAATAGATGAAAGTAAATTGATTGATGTGTACGGAGATGAAGAAATTGAATTAGATGATATGGATAATTGGCACGGCGACGATTATTGTTCTCAAAATGTCGGAATAAGTTTTTCAAGTAAAGATATAAAGGGTGAAAATGTTGATGATATTCCAATGCCAGATATAGAATTATAAAATTTATAATATGTTATTAATTTATATGAACCAAAGGGTAAAAACTTATATTATTATTTTTATTTTATTATTATCTTTTGTTGCAAGTTTATTTAATATAAAGACATTTAACAAAAAATATAAAGATAATGTTTTGATAAATAAATTTATTTTACCCCTAATAACGATGGTGAGTTTTTTTATAGCATGTTATTTCGTGTCTTTGTTAATCACTTCAGGACAAGATTTAGGTAACGATAAATATAGTGGTATATTTTTCTTATTAATAGTTGCTATAATACTTACAATTTTTAATATTTATGTACTTGGTAAAGAAAAATTGATGAATTATATAAAGGGTAAAAAATTCTCTATGATTGGTGTATTTATGGCATTAGGTGTTAGTTCAATTGTATTTGGATTTCTTGATAATTTCGGCATGAAACTTGGTACTGAAGCTCTTGACGACACCTTTTTACAAACATTCTTATCTCCTTTTTCAACTGATACACGATTTTTAAAACACAAAAAAAATATAAGAGAAAATCTTAAAATAGTAAACGAGTGGAGTTCTGGTCGGTGGAGAAGTGTGATAAATCATGTATTAAGGTTTGAAGAAGTTATATCAAAAGATAAACGATTAAAAGATTTAAGTAATAGCATAAAAAAATTTAATTGTACTAAGTTAAATGTTCCAAATGAAATATTAAAAGATACAGATATAACTAATGCATATGTAGATAATATTAAAGATAAATATGATATTATTGATGGTTCTAAATCTATGTTAGGTAATACATTTTCTGATTTTATAGGAGCTATACTTGGAGCTGGATTAATAAATCTATTTATATATAGTACAGGTTATGATGGTGCTCTTACAGGTGACGATAGTGTTGATGAAAGTTTTTTAATTAAAAATTTAAATAGTTACATGCCATTTTTGGAAGCAATATTTATAGCTATCGGTTGTTTGGTCCCAGTATTTTTAAATATTGCAATGAATCGAAAAAGTAATAAAAGAAATAATTTTTACTCATGGCTTGTTGTTGGTTTAGTTGGTATTACAATTATAATTATGATGTATTTGAGTAGTAAAGGTGTAAAAACAATGAATGTGGATGAAAAACAAAAGTCACTTAAGAAAACTATAATATCTATTAAAGAAAGATTAGATTTAGATGGTAAGAAGAATAGTAATGATGTTGAATTAGATAATAAGGTAAATGAGTTTATAAACTCATTATAAATCTATTTGAATATTTTTATATTTCAATATATTATTATGTTAACTATTTTAATAACACTTGGACTATTTTTAGTAATTCAAATATATTTAGTTTTATATGCTTCAGATAAGATTAAAATTAGTGAAGAACGTGATAATTATTATAATTTAAATTTATTAAAGAAATTTGTTGAAATATTAGTGATAATGATTGTTATCTTATACACATGCTACTTTTATTTACGAAACAAAATGGAGTTTAAATATATTATGCAGATTACAGTAACTATTGAAATATTTGTTGTTCTATTTTGGTTATATTTAAATTTAGTTGAATCTAATATAATTGATTATGGTCCTAATACAAATCCATTTAAAAATAACTCAAATAATAATGTTGAAGATTTAAATAATGTAAACAACATAAACAATAATTTTGTTAAAAATAATGAAGATGATAAAAAGGCTTTTAGTAAATATATAGATAAGCGTGAAACTGATTTTAGATTTGAGGATTTATATCCTGATTACAATAAATCTAATTTGCCATCTGCTAAAAAAAATAAAAAAGGATTAAAAGATTACAGTGCTTATAATGGTGTAAGTCCAAAAGATATATGTTATAAATGTGGGTGTATGAAAAAATTAGATGGGTCTTATTTTTGCGGAAAAGATATAGGAGGTGCTATATTTGGTTGTTCGGAAAATTGGAAATGTCATAATTGTAAAAAATGTCAAACATTGCCAAATGATAATAAAAATAAGAATAATTCTAATAATTCAAAACCAACTAAATATACGAATGATACTGGAGATGATCAATATGAGTGTAGTAAATGTAAATGTTATGATTCAAATGAAGGAGTAATTTGTGGTAAAAAAACTAAACTTACAGGAGATATAGTAAGATGTAATAATATGTGTGAAAAATGTTCTCTATGTAAAACCGACAGTAGTAATAGTAATAATAATTCTGATGTTGGATTTAATACTGTTGAACCAGAAACGAATATAAATAATATTATTATCAATAATTTAACAATGGATCAATTAGATAATCTTTTATAATATTATATGTTGCTTCCTATAATTCATAGTATTTATATTATTTATGTTTTAAATTATTTTAAGACAAAGTACAGTTTTGCACACCCTTTCACATATTTTAATAGTGAATTGTTATATCATCCAATAGGTAAATCTGTTAAACCAAGTTCTAAGGTGTGTAAATTAGGAAATATATTATCATGGTTTTTAGCGGGATTTATAATTGTAAGAGGTGTTTTATTGTATAACAATATGTATGCTAAAAGTTTAAGAAAAATATCATTAATATTATTAATTTTAGCGGTTATGTTATCAATGTTAAATTTAAATGTTGTAATATATTTAATTCCACATTTTGTTATAGAAAAATTATTTTATATATAAATATTAATGATATTAATACTAATTTTACTAATTATAATACTATTTTTAATATTTTATTTAAGAAAAGAATCATTTCAAGATTTAAATATAAAAAATTTAGATCATATTGAAAATTCTTTAGATAATTTTAAAAAGGAATTAAATTTAGAAGATAAAGAAATTGATTTAAATAGTCCTATTTTAAATGACTATTTAAATAGTATGGCAAGTAAATCGCCTGATGTTAATGAACTAACTGAAGGTGAATTACCATTTATTGATAATAATAATTATACAAAATATAATCATGAATTAAAACTGTTATTAAATTCTAAAAAAATAAAGCAATTATTTATTATTAATATGCTTAAAAATAAAATACATTATTTATCAGGTTCTTTACAAAATATTAAAGAACTTAAAGCAGATAGAGAAAGAGAAAAAGAAAAAATTAAATGTCAAAATTTATAAATAAAACATAGGTTATTTTATATGAAACTAACATTATCAGATAATATAATATACATTTTAATTATTTTAATATTATTTTGTGCTATAATTTTAAAATATTTATGCACTAATATATTTAAATGTCATAAAAAATAAATTATTCTATTATATATAATGAAATATATAATTTTTTTTATATTATTATTTAGTTTAATATATTTAAACTATAATATTAAAGAACGGTTTTATGCAGAAACAACACCGTCTACCCAAGAAACAACACCGTCTACCCAAGAAACAACACCGTCTACACAAGAAACAACACCGTCTACCCAAGAAACAACACCGTCTACACATGAAACAACACCGTCTACTACATCAAAATCAACAGTAACTAAACAAGGTATATATGTAAATTACAATAAATATATTATATTACACAACATTTCAACTGATGTAAAAGTACCATATGTAGAAACCGGACAACAATGCGTTAGTAACACAGATTGTAATAGTAATGAAATTTGTGGTACTGATGGGGGACTTTGTCCAACATGTGAACATGACAAATGTTATAAAAAATATGATACACAAATGTATGATTTAAAACAAGATAAGTCAAGTTATATTGAAGTTATTGCTATAAATAATTTAGATATGAGTTTTAAATTTAGTGTTACAGCATCTAAAAATAATAAAAATCAAATGATTGTACATTCCGGACTAAATCTTTGGTATATCTATATTAATGATGATGGATTTTTTACATTACATAGAAATAATATGGTTGGTGATATAGAATTTAAAGATATTTTATTAACTAATATATATGAATTATATACCTTTAAAATTATGGTAACAAAAACCTATATTATAATTATTATTAATGGAAAATCTAACACATTTCAATTTTATGACAATGATACAGATAAAGACATAAGCATATATGATTGTGATGAAAACAAAAAATGTGTTGGAGGCACGTGTAACGAACATATTGGTAAACAAATATGCAAATATGATAAATTAAATTCCTTATATTTTGGTGGTGGTAAATTACTTGTTTTACCAGATGTAGATAAGGAATCATTTAAAGGTTATATCGGTGGATTTACATTTTATGATGATAATAATCCAATGTGTAAATTTAATAAAATCAGGGGTATTAGATCTGAGTGTGAAAAAGCATGTAAAAATGAATGTAAAAATGAATATTCTGATGAAGATTGTGAAGATGAATGTAAAGATTTACCTATTTGCAATTTTGATTCAGGTAAAAATGTATCACGGCATGCTATAGATTGTATGACTAAATGTATTGATCCTAAAACTGAGTGTGATATTAAACATTGTAAGAAACAATGTTGGGATTGTGGTGCAGATTGTTATTGGATTAAACATAATAAATATTCATCAGAGATTTACGATGATTCAGGTAAACCATATCCCCCAAAAATAAGTTTACATAGTACATCTTATGATGGAACAAAAGCAACAATTATTTGGGAACCACCTAATTCTGGTGATTCTCCTATAAATGGCTATTTTTCATTAGTATATAAAACACACAAAAAAAAAGAAGGATTTAAAATAGACAAAATTAATACTGGATTATGTAGTAAATATTGTGAATATGTAATTTCAGGATTAATACCTGAAGAAGAATATAGTTTAGTTGTAAAGGCATATAATAATATTGGTGTTGGAAATTCATCTAATTTATTAACATTTAAAACTGTAAAAAAACTTATTAATACGGATGTTCTTAATAAAATAGAAGATGTTAGTCAATATGAAGTTGGTAATTATTCAAATGATAATATTTGTAATATAGAAAAAGAATAAATATAATATAAAAATTATTTATTTTATTTTATATTATTAATGAAAATAATAATTTGCTTTATAATAATTATTATATTATTATATTTTAGTTTTAAAATAAGAGAAAATTTCGATCCAAAAATAAGTAATATTGTAAGCGGTGCTAAAGTAAATCTTATTGGAGCATTCAAGAATTATAGTATTATTGACTATAATAGTCAATATAGTCAATATAATAATAATTTGGAAACCGATATATTATTTTATAAATTTGAAACAAATTCAGAAGTTGAATACACACATACATATAACGAACCTATAACTCTTGGATTCTATTTATTTTATCCTAAAAATAAATTAAATGA